GCTGTTGACCATAAAACGGTAATCCTAACCAAGAAAAGAATTCATCGCCGTGCTCTATGTAGAAAGTCCAGCCTAATCTCTCAACTAACATAAACCAAGAATTAGATACGTTTATTTTGACATTTTTACAATTCGCAAGGCGTTCCTTTATCCACGCCCAAATCAGATATTCAAAACTGTCCTTCGGACTTGTGTATCCAATCTCCTGTGTTAGTCTATCGTGATTACCTGGAATTGCGTATATGTTTACCATCGGGAATATCCCTGCTAACCAATACAGGAAAGCCGTTATTTCTTCAACTGCACCCATAACTTGACTTACTATTCCCATATCCGTTAGTCGCAGTTGCGAAGGTCTTAATATCTGGTTTTCTATTATATCACCAAGCGAGAAAACATTTATTGTTTTGTATGGCACAGCCGAAAAGTGTATCTCAAATATGCTATGTAATCCTTTTTTTAATTCTGCCATTTCCTCTTTGAACTTTTGCCAGTTGTAATCACCCAAACCGCCAGTCTCTTCAGGGCTAGTTTTCGTCCCTATGTGCAAGTCTGAAAATAATAAGCCGAATTCCTCTTCATCTTTTCTCTTGTGAATATCAATAGAACGAGGTGGCGGTGGAACTGCCTGTGGTAATGCTTTTGCGGTACTCTCAAACAGTTCATACATCCTGCCCCAGAATTCGTCAGGTTTAAGCCGTTTGTCTTCATTTCCGATAATAACAGTTTTTTGTGTATTATCGGAATTAAGTATTTTGACTATTCCCTTTTCTCGCATCCTGCGAAACTTCGCTCTAACTGCCTCACTATTCTCGTGTAATTCTTCACCAATAACCCGCCACTTATTACGCAAATGACCATACTTTTGATACAGCGAAATTAAACGCTCTTTGTCAATCATTAATCATCTCCTCCTTTCTTAAAAATTAAGGGATTGTCTCTTATAACTTGATACCACCCTTCCGATAATCTATCAATTACATCTTCAGCTAAAATACCACTATTATAAATGAAATCTATTGCATGCAAAACTTCGTGATACAGAACGGCTATCATTGATTGAGCTGAGGCTTCTATCAAAACTTTTTCCACTTTAACTCGTCTCGCTAATATAATTTTATCAGCATTGTAAATATAATGTCCAGCCAAATCACCTTTATCAATTGAGTCAACTATCTCAATTCTTATGGTATGTCCACCAACTTTAATGGTTTTCGGAACTTCTATCTCCTTTTTAGAAAGGTATCTTCCTTTATGTTTTGTCATCTGTTGTTTTAGGAACTACATACATTGGGCAATTACACACTATAATGTATCCTCTACCAAAACAACTTCTGCAAGGAACTGTGGCTGCACTATAAGTATGCCATTCCTGCTCTGAACTTTCATAAAAACTTGCTGGGACAAAACCTCTGCCTCCACAAACTGGACATTTCTCCACCATTTTCCTCCTTATTTTATTATGCGACCATCACAGGTCGTTTCCTTATTATCGTAGTCCGATACACAGGTGAACCACACGGTGTCCCGTGATTATTGTTTCCTGATGTATCCTTAATCGTATTTGCATCTGTAGCAGTTTCTCCATCACGCCGCTCATTGAACATCCATCTTCCTTTCAATCCAATCAAGATGTTATCTGCACCTTTTGCCCTGTAAATGGTGCGAATTTCAGATGCAGAAAGAACCCGATTGTAAATGCGAATATCATCAAGGAGACCACTGTAAAAGGAATTACTGCTAGTTTGACCCGTAGCAGCAAAATGAATATGATGGTTAGAATCATAAAGCAAGGGAGTACTTGAAGCATAAGTACCAGTTGCAATTTGCTCACCATTCCAATAGAAGATATATCCTGTAGAGGTTACTACACAGAGTAAATGATACCAATTATTTGTTTGGTAATTGACATTAACACTTGGAGTGTCTAGCCCTTGTTGACCATCGCCAATAAGTAAATAAATTGTATTGCCACCGTAATGCGATATACTAAAACCCCAGTCTGATGGGGCTCGTGTTCCCATAAGGTCTACGCTACTCCATCCGTCATAACCTATAAGTGTAGAAGGATTGAACCAAAGCGCAACTGCAAAAGTACCTGAAACGCTACCAGAAGGCACGACTACTACTGAATCTTTATGGTGTAAATCAAAACTTAAAGCCATCGTTTCTCCTTATAAGAACGAAATTTCCATCTCAAGAAGGTACCAATCACCTACTAAGTCATCATTAGCAGAACCTGGATTTCGTGTTAATTCAAATTGATAAACTTTTCCGCCCATCAGACTTAATGTGTCTAATGGTATCGTTTGTTCATCATATTGATAGTAAGTATTAGTTGGTAAATCTATCTTGTTTAATTCGTACCCAGTACTCCAAGTTCCAATTTCTTCATTGTTTCCTATTTTTCTGAAATACAGTTTCGGTGCAACTCCTCTCGCTACAGTAGGTGCGGTTTTTGCTCTGCTAACAAATCTGATTATCATAAAGTTTGGACCTGCAGGGTCTCCCACAGGAACTCTGAGTTGAAAGCCTACTCCTTCCTCCGTTGTATCGTCAAATGGATAAACAAGAAGTGCATTGTTACTTGCATCAGCATCTAGTCCTGGGAAAGCATTTATTTTCCAGTCCGCATTAACAGGAGCCTCAAAACAGCCTGCGGTGTAGATGTATTTGGGATAACTATTTGCAATAGCCCATTTTAATCCTGATGGCTGTGAAGGGTCAGCAGTAAGAACGTGTCCATCGTAACCAACCCCAAGTCTCGTAGGTGCTCCATTTGCCGTAAAGGCTATAATATCGCCTTTGGTTGTTCCTATGGATTTGGCAATTAGGTCAGCAATAAGACTTCCACCATCTTTAACCAATTTCCCAGTATTGCCATCAAAAACTGCTATTCGCAAGTCTGATGCACTTGCAGGTCCTCTTACTAAATCGGCAACTGGTTTTCCACTATCTTTAATCAGTTTACCCGTAGTTCCATCAAAAGCAGGAACATTTCCATCAACAGCACTTGAAGGTCCTACTACTTGAACAGTTCCATCGTGCCTTTTCGCTACAGCATCAGAAACTTCAATGTCGGTGCTAGTTCCTTCAACAGGAAGTCCATTTGTATCCGCTTTGAAAATCTTGCCTGGAGAAGCTAATGAACTGTGGTCATCGGCGGAATTGATGGGATGCGTTCTGTTATGTCTTCTTGCTACCGCATCAGAAACCTCGTTATCAGTGTTCGTTGCTTCCGCAGGTAATCCATTTGCATCCGCTTTAAGCATTTTTTCAGGAGTAAGTAAAGATGTATGATTATCAGCCGAATTGATTGGATGCAGTTTATCGTGTCTTCTTGATACTGCATCGGAGACTTCTGTATTTGTATTAGTACCTCCAGATGGTAATCCATTGATGTCCGCTATCAAGATTTGACCTGGAGTGATAGTAGATGTATGGTCAGATGAGTTAATAGAGTGTTGTTTATTGTGTCGTTTTGCAACTGCTTCAGCAACTTCAGTATCAGTATTAGTCGCCTCTACTGGCAGCCCCTTTGCATTAGCCTTAAAGAGTTTATTCTCTGGCACGGTAGAACTATGGTCTTCATTTGAACTGATGTTATGTAGTCTTATATGCCGTTTAGTCACTGCATCTGAAACCTCAACATCACTGTTAGTTGCCTCAACGGGTAAGCCATTTGAATCTGCTTTTAGCATCTTACCCGTAACAATGGTAGAAGTATGATCAGAAGCAGAGTTAAGTGGATGCTTTCTATCGTGTGCTTTTTGTGCAGCAGGTTTGGCATCTACTAAAGTAATATCTTGAAGTTTATAAGTCAGAATTGAGCCACCACTTATTTCAATGTCATAGTCCCCATCATCAACATAAAAATCAAATCTACCCTGTTCATCGGCAGTAAAGGGATTATTTTTTATGACACTGCTTTCATTGACGTAAATCGTTGCCTTGTTGGTAGTACCTGCTATATACACCGTTATCCAAGCACCTGGAACACAATTACCATTGGTATCTATAACAGCAGAATAAAATTTCTTCATTGTTTTTCTCCTTAGTCAAATTCTGGTGAGATTAAAAAAGTACAGGTTTCACCTAAACCTGTCCAGCCTCCAATTTGAATATATGCTTGTAAATAATAAGTTCCTGGTAAATCAAAATCTCCATTCTGAACTATGTATTTTAGATAATTTTTATTGTAAATTTCAGGTCTCCAGACCACAATACTTTTATCGGGCTTCTTTACTCTCAATAACACCTGAGTAGCGCCACTTATATCACAACCGCAATCAACTACAATTTTAGTTCCGATTTCTCCCTTATAATGTTTATTCATATTCTAGCTCCATTAAAGATTTTAATTGTATACATTCTTCCATAGATGCCTTACTTTCTAATTCCAACTCTTGATTTATTTTAGAGACTAAATGTAAATGCTCCCTGAAGATTTTAAGTTTCGGCAAAACAACGATGTAGTCTAATATAATTATGTTCTTCATATTTTTCCTAATTTAAAAGCGCCTATAGTAAAGAACAGCGCTTCTTCCGCTCTACGCTTTACTAAACCTTTGAGTATCTTGCCACCTGCAAAAATCCAATTTGAGAACTCCATTATTGTACCATAATAATCACCAGAACGCAATAGTTTCAATAAAGTGGAATTTCTGAAATTGGTTTCTCCGACGTTAAAGATAAAACTGACTAAAGCATCAAATATTTCTTGGTTTATCTCTGCCTTAATCAGTTTCTCTATTGCCTTCTCCGCTATCTCCACATCCTTCTTCAAAAGCTCTTCTGCTTCTATCTCAGTTATTTTACCAAATTTTTCACCTGGTAATATCCGATGTCCGTAACCTATCGTGGGATAACCCGCAGGACAAAGATAGGATACTGGCTTGAATTTCTCATATCCTATAATAAGGCAAAGTCCCTTATACGAGGTCTTCATTTTTTGCATAGCTGAAGTAGCCATCCTAAAACAATAATTATTATTCCTATGAGCCAAGTATGAATATCTCTCCAGGTTTTGTGGGTGCTCATCCCAGAGATTATCCTTTCTATTTTCTGCTCACAGTTATTTACTTTGTCCAACTTGTTTTCCACTATCTTCAGCCGTAATGCTATGTTTTCTCTAAATCGCACCTCATCCTTAATTTCTTCTAATTCTTCAGGTGTAAGTTTTATTTCTTTGATGTCCATTTCTATTGCCTTAATCTACAAGGTTTCTCATTAAAGTTTCACCACGAAAATTCGCTTCTTTCAGACTACTCCATCCGCTCTCTCGCCCCATCATTTTTGCGAGACCCTCGTCTGATTTTATTTCAACTTCTCTACTTCTGACTTCAGCAGACCCAGGAACTCAGCATTTTCTGGAGTTGCTTTAATGCCCAGAATAAGAGCATTTAAGACTTCCAGATACTTTGCTTTACCTATTTTCCCAGCATCAATCTTGCTAAATCCTTCTCTGAGGCGATGAACTTCTCCTGTAGGTGCGTGTTCCAGACAAAGTTTGCAAAATGCTTCCTGAGCCTCTGTTATCTTGCCTTCTGCCTCATAGCAAAGTCCAATATGAAGTTGAGCAAACGCTTTGTGGGTCGGATGTCCTTTCACCATAGCCAAAACCTTAGCATACTCATCTCTGGCTACTGGATAGTTTTTCTCGCCCTCATAGCAACGCCCAATATCAACTTGAGCAGATGACTTGTGATACGGATGCCCATCTACTATAAGCAAAACATTAGCAAACTCGGTTCTGGCGACTGGGTAGTTTTTCTCCCACAGGTAGCAGTATCCAATCTCATATTGAGCACCAGACTTTTCTATTCCTGTTTTTGCTAACTTCAATGCTGTCTGAAAATCTGCTCTTGCCCCTGCATAATCGGCTTTACTTAACTTTGCTACTCCAGCATCAATAGCCTCTTTGTAGGTTTGAGCAAAGGCTACCGTTACCAGAAGCATAATCCCTGCTGATACTAACAACGCTTTTCTCATCTCATCTCACCTCCTTCTCGCTTAATAAAAATACTACCGCAGTATCCAAGTTGCTTAATTCTGCGGAGGTAATTTCTGTATTTCTCTCCACCAAATTCCACTTCAGGATTCCTAGAAGCAAGTATTCCTGCAATCATTACTTTATCGTTAGGGAAAAATCTCTCTTTAATCCCTTTAAAGTTTCCTCCTATTTTATAAACATTCCACAATGCTATGAAATCCCAGCTATACGTGCTTGCTTCTAAATACTCCTTCCAAGTAGGAGTCATACAAACCAGTCTACCCACAGGTATCTCAGGTTTAATTCCTTTAATGAGAGTAAAAAACTCCTCATCGGTTTTAGCCAATTCGGGATAAGTAGAAATATCCAAGTTATCAAAATTATTCATTCCGTCATTTTCCCAACCAACTATCACTGCACCAATCTTATCCTTATTCTTTTCAATGAATTTTACTGCCTTAACTCTGTTTTCCCACCTGGATATATCAAGAATAACCACATCCCCTGTTTTCACTTCTTCCTTATAGGTATTTATGACATAGGCATTTTCACCCATTACACACTCAAAGAAAGGCATCTGTACCTTTGGGGGAATTTTACCGATATTAGAAAGCAAAGTACTGACCGTTTCCTGTGTTACGCCAGCCTTTAAGAGGACATTAGAGACCATAAACCAGTTTTTATCCCTGAGATAGCCTTTTAACTTCTTTGAAGCGACAGCGAGGTCAATTTCATTTCTTAGGGCTTTTGCTTGATAAGAAAGGTCATAAATAAGAATAGCAAGTTTCTCTATTCTGGCAAGTCTCAATTCTTCTTTAACTATTCTTATTTCTTCTGGCGTTAATACCTTCAATCCCAGTATCTTTAGCTGGGGATATTTAACCAATATTGTTTTGATAGCAGGAACATCTATCTCCGTTAGTTCTGCGACTAACACTTCAGGAGAAATTTTCTCAATTTCCATTCTTTTTACTTCCGCTATTATCACTCTTAATACTTCAGGAGGTGCTATTCTGGTCTGGAGAATTCTTATCTCAAGAGGAGTTAATTTTTGGATTGCTAACACTAACTCTTCTGGAGTATACTTCATTATCTTCATTATCTGCATCGGCACAAGTTCAATAGGAAGAGTGGCAATTTTAAGAATATCAAGTTTAATTACTTCAATATGAATTATAGGAATTTTAATTTTACCTTTCTCAATCTCCTCTCTTGTAATCTTTTCTATCTTCTTCCGAATCGTTGTATCAGTTTCTGTGCCTTCTTGAATCTTCATCTGGATAGCAGTATCGTTTCCTATCTCATCCAAAATTCTTTGTCCTATCCTTTCTTTAATGGTTGCTCCAAAACAAACCTGCGTTCCAAAAAGAAGCAGAGTTGAAATAATTATCTTATCTTTCATTTCTTCTCCGCACTTGTATTATCGCTGTACTTTCCCAGTAATCACCATTCCAGTCAAATGCTCTTAAAATCACTTTATACTTTCTTCCTATAACTACATCTCGTCTTGCTTTTATCAGCTCGCCTTCTGTGAGGAGAACAACTGACGGATTATAGTTCCAAAAACAAGTTTCTTTTATCAATTTGGTTTGATGTGTTACCAAATCTTCCAGTATTACTTGATGTCCAGCAATCCCTTGATATAGGTTAAAAACTATACCATAAACAGCTCCTGGAACAAAAAATGGTTGCCAGGTTTTTGAAGGTTGTGGGTAGACTAATTGTACCGTAGCTTCACTACCAACCCAAGCAAATACTGTTGTACAAAGGAAAAAGAAAATAAGTAGTTTTTTCATTTTATTCCTTCTTTAAACATCTAATCTGTAACACGAGTTCGTATTTATCGGGACTGTTCAAATACAAAGTCCCCGTTACAAAAGTACCACTTGCGTGTGATATATTAAAACTATCTCCTGCAAATATTAGTTCATAAGTTGCACCATTACTGTCTTTTGATATTCTGAAATCATAACCTTCTCTTGCAGATATTGTTATTCCAACCGTATTTGCAGGTATGGTATAAGCGTACCACACGAAAGGGTCAGAACAAGTTACAGTACTAAAAACTGGCGTGTATGAATAAGAACTAATGCCGCCACCACCACCGAAATCACCACTAGTTGGCGTGACATAAATTGCTTTTTTCGCTCCACTTGGTGTCTTTTCATACTCAAAATTCTCTGCAAAAAGCGAAAAAGACATAATCAATAAAAGACCAAACACTACCTTATTTAGTTTCTTGTTCATGGTTTTCATCGTTTTCCTCCTTCTTCTCTTTCACATCCGTCTCCTCCGCATAATCCTGCGGTAACAGACCTTTCTGTTTCAAGTTTTGTATTGCCAATCTTCTTATTTCTGCTTGTATTAGTCTTTCTGCCTTTTCATCTTCCGATTCTGTTTTTTCCTCTTGCGGTTTATCATCAAAAACTAAATACTTCTCATCAAAATGGATAACATCCGCTATCAGATACAGCCCTTTTTGGCTGGCGATTATTTTTTCTTTTTCTTCTTTAGTATTATAGTTGATTTTTTTCATAATGTTCCCTTTTTACGTTATAATAATACGAAACTCGTTGTGGGATAATGCACATAAATACGAAAGTTCCTTGCAAATGCAGGACCTAATGCAATTTTCAAATGAAGCTCAACGCAGTCTCTTACATTCCAACCATCTATGTCCTCTACAAGAGTTATCCAGCCGTTTGTCTTATGTTCATAGTAATGTTCCGTGCCAACAAATACGCCATTTCTGGCAATTCTTGCGTACCCACGATAACCAGAATTTTTAAATTGAAAACTGATTCTTAAAGCTCCTGCTTTGGCAATCATAATTGACTTCTTTAAAGTCCAGTTGTCCTCTGTGATTTTCACTTCAGAATCCGAAAATGCTTCAAGAAAATTTCCCACTCTAAAAAATTGCAATTCATTTATATGCTCAGCCCAGTTATAATGTCCAAGTCCTTTATAGCTCACCCAGACTATTTTATTGGCATCACTTTCGTGAAATCTTACTATACCTCTTTTGTAAGGCGCTATTTCTGTTCCATAATGAACTTGGAACTCACCACTTGTCTGGGGTATTGAAGTTCTTTCTACAAACTTATTTATACCGTGTTCAACTGGATTGGAATTCACCAATTCTTCCGCACCTATATTTCTAAACCGAGTTCCATTGGGATGTGCCACTGCAGGTCCGCTTTGGTCACCATACGCTCTCTGGACGGTTAAATCGTTACCTGAAACAGCGGTTATCTTTAATATCTCATTTTGTATTAGTATGATATCATTCACATTCCAATAAGAACCGTGAGCTACGGTAAGCACTGTATCTGATGCACTGAATTCTTCATTTATTGTGTCAGTTAAATGCACAAAAGTAGTAGAAATCGCATTATTCTGCGGAACTTCTTCAAGGTAGATGTAAAAAGGAGAAGCACCTGGTATTGTGCATTCTTCGTTCCATATATCAAGAGGACTAACTACCCCAGTAAATGGGTCTTGTCTTATGTCGTATTTTCTTTTTGTTGGGTTACTCATTTATCTCTCCTCATGATTGCCTTAAATTCTGTTCAGACAGATATTCTTCAGTCGCTATTCTTTGTTGTAACTCAAGTTGATACTTGGAGAAATATATTTTTCTCTCGCCAAGATTTATGTCTGCTGTAATGCCATTTGAACTGATACTATATTTTACCTCTTTTATGGGCAAAATGAAACAGTACTGTCCATCTTCCGATGTAACTTCCGCAAAACCCCTCGCATTAACTCTCTGGTTAGTCACTCTGTATCCCTTCAATTCCGCTGTCTGGCGTGGGCTTTTCAACTCCGTAAGCTTGTAGGTGCCCCATTGTGCTGCATCGCTATCGTTAAGGACTGAGGGAATAGTTAACTTTGCCTCTTTTACTCCGTAGTTTTGCTGGCTCTCAATATCTTCTACCGTCAGCACATAGTTCGTTTTGTTTCCTGTGCTTCCAGTCACCTTTCCTGAATAAATATAGAGTCTATTTTTGATGCCATCTATTTCTTCAGTGGGAATAAAAGTTGTAATGTGTTTTCCAACCCAGAATCTTGCAATATCGTAAATGTTATCATCTTTTGCTCTGAAAAATAATTCTCTTTTTTCATCTACCCCATACTCACGACCAAGACAAAGTTCTGAGAGTTGTTTGAGGCAGTCCTTAGCACTTACTCTATCCCATCTTATCTCTTTCACTACATAGTCTGTTGCTTCTATCTTATCCGCATTATAGACTATATCGGTATCTTTTTCAATATACTTTGACATCAGGTCGTTTACTATTTCTGAAACTTGTTTATTTGTGTAAGAAGCGCTAATAAGTATATCACCAAGTTGGTTATAGAAACCAAAACCCTCAAATACTCTTGTAGGCGAAGTTGTCCCCTTTTGAGGCACTCTTATAATATATCCAGAATACCAGGGCGTTGTATCTCCGAATAAATGAATATCAACACGATAGTTATATGTAATTTCTTTCAACTCTTTTGGTAGTTTTGAAAGTTCTAATGAGAATTCGCCACAACCATTTACCAGAAGCGTGAATTCCACTTTAATGAGTGGCGAATGCTGAACTTCAGACGAAATCTCACCGACTTTTGCACCTTCCTTAGTATAGAATATGATTTTGTATCCTGGTCCCTGTAAGGGATATAAAATCTCTTTTGTGATGGTAATTGGGTACCAACCAGCTTTCCATCCATATCCATACCATATCCCACCATAACCGCCCCAGTTATTTATCATAAACGCCTCTTTGTAAATTTAATTTGAACGTTAACTGTACAACCAGGTGATAAAGAAAATTTGAGGTTATTAAAACCTGACAATAGTTTTAAAAAAGCACCCGAGAAATAACGAATATTGTTCGTTTCCCCAATTTTAACAGTTCCTTCTTGACAATCTACCACTAATGTGTTACCAGTTTGAAAAGAGTTGGAAATAAAAGTAAACTTCAGCCCCTCATTTGCCCCCTCAGGAACATCACTGGTATTTTGTATTTGAAGAAATGGCAAAACTTGATTTGCTGTAATGCAAATAATGGGATACGCCTCTACACTTCCGCCATTCTCAATTGTTCCAATGGAGTTATCGCTAACTGATGTATAGTTTATTATATCTGGAACACTATGATACCAAAAAGGGTCTCCCGCATATAACTCTGCTTTGACTTCTGTTTGGTTATAGTTTTGACCCTTTATGTAGTCTATATTCACGCTTATACATTTTGTTATATTAAGGTAGTATAAATCAAGGTATAATTTGTAATCTCTCTGATATAAGTTTCTTTGAAATTCATCTAATACAGCGAGAAAATCAGCTCTGTTGTTATTGGTTACGTAAACAAAACCCCTTAAGGTAATAATCCTTCCTTCAATTTTCTGGTCAGAAATATCAGTCCCACCGTGAGAAAAAGCATAAGAAACTTTATTCTCTCTCACGTGCCAGTCGTTATTTTCTATTGTAAATGTAATTGGCAGCCAATATATAGAACTTCCCTTTTCTATTTTTAGTCTGTATCCATATCCAGCCATTACGCTATACCTCTTTTCGCATTTATTATTACTCGTGTAATATCATTATACAGGGCTTCTTGGTCAACCCCTGTATTTATATCACCATAATGGTTATAATTCACTACAAGTGCTTTCCCCTGTTCTGCATTGTAGTCCGTTAGAGGAACTATCATCTCGGGTCCCTTTTCTCCCGCAAGTAACAATGTAGGTTCAGTTACAATACCGCCTTCGGCAAATGTAGGGAGAGCCAAAGCGCCAGCAAGGACAGGTGTAGTTGTTGCTGCTATCAAACCTGCATACGAAGCAGCCAATGCTGGTCCTGTTAAAAGTCCGAGAGGTCCCAACACGGCTTGAGATGCTATCGCCCAAGCCATTGCCGATGCTGTCGCAGCCGCAATATCTGTTGTGCTTTTCTTTATACCTAGTATTCTCCCCAAGAGGAAGTTCATTATCCACTGTGCAATCATTTTACCCATCATAGTTAAAACAGCGTCTCTAACAGAATCTATAACAGCGGTGAAAAAGTCCCCAAAATCTTTTGCACCAATTATTAAATCTTTAAAAGCAGATGCAAATGAAGATACAAAAGTTTGTGCTATTTCTGCAATAATCTCACCTAATCCTTGAAATTTATTTTTTACTTCTTCAATAAATATACCAAAACGCTCTTCAAGCGGAGAAACATAATTTCTGAGCAATTCCAAATGTTGACCTATCTCATTTATTCCTGCAGAAAGTTCAGGAAATCGTAATTTCAAATCCCACAGAGTTGTAGAAAGCGCTTCTTGCCAGGTCAATCCACGCTTCTGAAGTTCTTTTATGTTTTTCTCTGTATAATCTTGTAGAATCGCAAGTTCTCTGCTTTGGTTATCTCTAAGAAGTTCCTCTTTTTCTTGTGCTGATAGATGTGTTGCTTCTTCTATCAATTTATTTTTTCTTTTATAATCTTCAACCTCTTTAAGTTTAAGGCTTATTTTAAATTCGGATAGTCTTTCATCTTCATCAATTTCTCTATCAATGATTTTAACTCTCTCTTTGAAAGCTTCTTCCGCATCGCTGAGCTTTTTATCTGCAATTTCTTTGTTGTTTTGTATGCTTTGTTCTCCTCTGAGCCGTTCTTTTTCAGCCGCTAATTTATCAAGAAGGTCAAGCTCACCCAGATACCAAAGGTCCAATTGCAAGAGTTCTTGGTAAGTCTTATAGTGTATTTTCTCTTTCGCAAGCTCTCTGAATGTCTCAGTGATATATTCTTTGTCAGCTCTTTTTTCTTCAAGTTTTTCTCTGTCCAAAATGTCCTGTCGCAACAATTCTTTTTTCTGTTCAAGTAGAAATCTGGTGCCTGCAATCATTTTATCATCTTGGTTCTTCTGGATTTCCAATTCTCTTCTATTCAACTCATCAAGTTGTTTATATTGCTCTTCAGTCAAGTTTTTAGTTTCAAGAAGGCTCTTGCGAGTTGTTTGTATGCTTCTCAGCTCCACTTTTTCTATCGTTTCGGCAGTTTCCGTACTAAAGAGCTCCATCATTTGTGCATCAAGTTCGTGTATCTTTTCAATACCGCCTTCAGTCTGCAACATCTCTTTCGCAACCTTGTTTCGCTTATCCATAAGTGAAAACATCTTTGAGAATTCAGAGGGTATGTTTCCGACTGTTTCCGAAATCTCCTGCATAAGCGAATTGTAATCTTGAGTCGCTTTGTTTATCTGCTCTTGGCAGTCCTGAATTGCCGCCATAACACTATGGTTGCTCTCCCACGCCTGCTTAACTTTTTCGGTATTTCCATATTGCTTTATTATTTCTGGTGGGACTTGTTTTAGTACCTCAATCTGTTTTTCCAATGTCATACCTGTTTCTTGAGCTTCTTTTTTTATTCTATCTAAGGCTTTAGTAATATCTTCCCCTTTTATTTTGACTTCCGCAGGAACGGTAACACCTGCAAGCCCTTTAGCTCTAAAACCAGGAACTTGCGCATACATCTGTTTTATAATACTACCGCCATAGGTTTCCCAACCTTTAATTTCTTCTGCTATTTGGTTAGTAAAAATCTCTTGGTATTTACCCCAAGGTGCAAAAAACTTAGGAACTTCTTCTCCACGTGCTGCCAAAATTCTCTTGACTTCGTTTATTGTTCTTTCACCACCTGCACTCAGTTCTTCTAAACTATGATGTAATTCTTGAATTTTCTTGTAGGCATAATCAAATTTTTCTGCCAATTCGGGTCCTTTGGCACTCTTTTCAATTACTTTCGCATTCTCTTTCAATAATTGCTTGTAATTCCTCATGGTTGTATATGCGTCTCTGATGGCTTGATTTCCTTTTGCAACTGCATCATTAAACTGGACTTGGCTCTTTATGTAACCTGCTATAGCAGCGTTAAGCCCTATAATTGCTAAGGTGTATGGATTGAAAATAAAGGCTGCGCCTTTCATAGCAAGACCCCATAAACTAGTAGCGGCAGCGGCGGCTCTAATTTTTACTACAAGGTCTGCTATAAGTTGGGCAAGAGTTCCGAGATTTCCGATGAAAGATACAATATAACCTATTGCGTAAAGAACTGGACCGCCAAAGAAAATGAAGTTGGAAGCGAGTCTTCTTACAGTAGGTGATAAGTTATTAAACAACCTAAACATATCTATTAGATATTTTGAAAATCTTTGCAAAGCAGGTGCTACTTGAATCAGTAGTTCAGTTCCGATTTTCCTGAAGCCTAATCTAAAGATAGCCATATAGGCGTTTATTCTTATGATTACATCACCCAGATTTCCAGCACCCACTCCAAGTCCAGCAAAGAAATCTGTATACGCCTGTTTTATTTCGTTAAAGAGTTGGTCAGACATTGAGAGAAGCGGAATGAAATCTTCGTATACCTGTCCGAATACCTTCTGCCCAATATATGCCCTGTCAGATGCGTTTCTTAATTGCTGGAAAACCTTTCGCATTTTATTAAGCACTGCAATAGGGTTTTCTGTTTCTTGACCAAGTTTAGTTGCCTGAATTCCTACTGCTTTGAATGCTTTTCGGACTTGCGATGATAGAAGAGAAGTTCCTTGTCCAGCAGTTAACAATGCTTGATAGTAATTTCCTAATCCTTTGGTAAGTTGAGTTAAGTCTACTCCAGTCGCTTCCGCTACAACTGAAAGTTGTTCCACTTGAGAAGCTGAAATGCCCAAACCAGCTGACATTTTGATGACTTGCAGGTTAAACCGCATTGAATCACGAACTAAACCAGCAACTGCGGCAGTCCACATCATACCTGTTTGCCGCATCTGTGAGCCTAACCGAATAAGTCCAAAACCCAAACCGTGTATTTTAGCAAGAAACCTATCAGAAACTTTTAAGTGGGCTTGTTCAATACGGAGATTATCCAATAGTTGTGTTTTCTGGCGTGTGGTTAGATGTGATATATTCTTCAGTTGGTCCGCATATTTTGCTTTAATTCTTGGTTCTTTTTCCGTTAATAGCAAGATACTCTTTTCTAATTGGTAGTCCTTTGCTTTCTGTTGCGCAGCACGAGAGGCTAAAGTAAGGTATCTATCAAGTGCTGTTCCTTCAAGACTTTCTATTCGCAGAATTTTCTCTCGTACTACAGATTCGGAATATCCAGCATTCAGGATTTGTTGTTTGACTCGTGCTACCCTATCAAGTAGCCTTGTTCTCCTTTGTGCTTCTAACGCCGCTTGCCTTTCTGCCCTTGCTGCCGCCTGTGCTGCCTTTTCCTGCTCTCTTAAGGCTTTTTCTCGTTTGGCTTCTTCAGTGGGAACTTTAACCTCAATTTTGGTTGGAAGTATCATGGGTCTTTTCAGCCCAGGGACTCGTGCCTTCGTTAAGACATTTGCGGAAATCTTTGTATAAGCATCGCTTAATTTAACTGCGTAATTTAGAAGACCTTTCACTTGGTTGGTAACGTTCTTAATCCCTTCTGCAACATTATCAAAACTTGCAGTTTTAGCAATTGAATTCATCGTCCTTTCCAAGCGGTTAATGATAGAATTCAAATCTTGCAAAGGCTTTTTAATGCCCTGTACATTAGCAGTAATATCAATTCCTGATTTCGGCATAGTAGTATCCTTTTAAGTCTTACATCCTGTTAAGTTCTTTATCAGTTGCTTCAATTTCTTCTTCCTCATCAATTTTCTGGTTCAAAAACCGTTTAAGAACTCTGTTCCCCTGTTTACTTAAATTTGAAGATACTGCAAGTGATACTATAGCAGCGGTTTCTTGCATTTCTCGTAGTTTTAATCTTTCAAGTTCTTGAAACATTAAATATACTTGTTTGTAGGAAAGTTTGTTCAAGATGTAGTCGGGAGAGAGCCCTGTTTCTTTTGATAATCGGGTAATGATTCTGGCGGTATCGTATCTTCTGGCTTTAATCCCATCTTCTCTGCTATCTCCCTGAACATCTTTTGCAGCTTGCCGCTGCTTTCCAATAAAAAATCTATATCTATTGCCTCCAAAATCTTTGTCAAAGCAAATACATAAAAGCCTGGCGTCTTCCGTATCTGCACTTTCTTACCAAGTGATGCTCTAATTATCTCAAGCATCTTCTCATCATCTTCTAATAATTTGGTAGGATTGGTAAGAAGCTCTTGGGCATATTTTATAGTCAAACCAAGCGAAAGTGCATAAAATCTGAACTTCCTTCCTTTGTAATCAGCCTCCACAAAGTTATCAATAAACGAATCTTTTCCTTCCTTCTCTTTCAATTCATTACTCATGTTTTTCCAACCTCCTTTTGCCCAATCATTTCGCCTTCACGTGCCTTCATCAATAACACCTTTAGCGAACTGACATATCCGAGAAACTTTTTCAGTTGTTCTGCAGGGTTTTCCAGTTTCGCAGAGTACCACCTTGAAATAGTATCACGGATAACATTAGTATCGCCTTTGATGTAAAAAAGAAAATGGGCAGAGGCACTATCAAAAAACGCTTGGTAGCACTCTGCCCCCTTCACAACACATAAAACTACGCTTGCAAGGTACAAATCCGAAAGTTGTACTCCATCATCCACGTAGCGAATAACCGTCTTTGTACGTTTAAAAGCCTGATTACCAATCATCAATCCCTCCTTTCTCCTTCATTCAAAAGGAGATTAAGTACCTTCTGTTGCAGGTGCGAACTCGCCTATGGCATTTTTAGTCTCATCCCACAATGCTGTGAAAGTTGCACCTATCAAACCTTCGCTATCTTTTGCGAAAGTGAAATTCTCAAATCCAGTAACAATACATTTGTAAAATGTCCACTTCACCTGCTGACCATCTTTCCTGTTTCCGTAAATCTGGATTTCATATTTGGAGGGGTTAGACCCAGCAGCAAGTCCAAGTTTTCCTGTGCCAGGCTCATCCCACATCTTTTGGAGATTTGCATAAGTTACCTCCATCAAAGAAAATGAGATTTCATATCCTTCTGAAGTTATTGACATTTCCACAGGATAAAGGGACTGGTCAGCCTCAATAGTTCTCGTATCACGAGTTTTGGTAATGGTTACTCCACCCTGTGTATAACCTACTGCCGCTGCCGTTCCCCCAGATGGTCCTATCATCACAGTTGCAGGACTTGAAAGTATCTTTGTCGCATCCATTTTGCCTCCTTTCCCATCATAGTTTTTGCCCAAATAAATCAATTCTTACAGTGGGTTCTGAAAAAAATATTCCTTCTCGTTTATCGTTATCAAATTCAATTTCTTCTACACTTATTCTGCTACACAATCCATTAAGAGAAGCGTCATCTGATAAAGCCAAGATGACCTTATCTATCAAATCGCCTGTCAACTGGTCTGCATACGCCAGTTCAGTCTGACAATAATCCACAATTCCCACTTCAATTCTAAGGGTTTTTGGTAATTCCACAGATGGCTGGTCTCTCATCTCAGCACGCCCATAAGCAAGGTCTTTTACGATTACTATGCGAGGACACATCTCAGGAGCAATGTAATCAGTTACTGAAACTTTTTCAACCTTTGCCAGAATATTCCGAAGGTTTCTTATGCCTGCATTAGCGATTTTATTGTAAAAAGCCTCAAATAAATTGTCTATCTCTGTGATATAAGACATTTATTCCTCTCCCTTAGCGCCCTTCTTCTCTTTAACTTCCCAAAGCTGATCAGTTGGTTCTGCTGATATCTGTTTCTGTTTCACTTTATCAGTCTGTTGAACATAAGTTTTCAACCACTCAACTACTTCGTCTTTTTTCATTTTTTGCAAATCATCATACGCACCCATTTTTAGCATACTATCAACCGACTCTTTTATCTCATCAACTGCTATCGTCGGATACGGTATCTTCTCTTTTTCTACTTTCATTTGTAAAGCCTCAGCAATCGCTGTGTAGTATTCTTTGAATAGTCCCGTTTTATCAAGATACTTGAAAAGTTCATTAAGTTTCAGCCGAGTCAGTTTATGAGTGGGGCGTAATTGTTTGAGTTTTCCTTTTAATAGTTCAGGGAACTTTTTGAGAAATCTACTCCATACTTCACGCATAAACTCCTGTTCAGTTAATAGAACTGGACGTGCAGGGAGCCTGACCTTCGTTGAACCTGCTGTATGAACTGATATAAGTTCCTTAAAATTTCCCAGTTGCGTTGTTCTTTTGTAAGGTAACGATTTATAAGCCGAGTTCCCGTGAAACCTTGTCCAGAATGAAAGATTATCAAGGCTGACCCTCATATTCTTCTTTATTTCTTCATCGGGATGCTCTATCAATTTTCCCGTATCAGAGAACAATGCGCCAAACTTGAATTCTTCTACTCTCCAATTCTTCTTGATAAAGTGCACCAACTGGCGTGTTTCAATTAAAGGTTTATTTTTTGTATAACCCGCTTTCCTTTTCATCGTAGAAGGGCTGAGTTTCTTCCACTTGCCGAAACCACGACTTTCAAACTTCCGTCCCATTGCATAACCCATTTGTGTCGTAAGAAAATCCTCAGACCTTTTTCTTGTCCCTTCGTCCTGATAGAGTTCAACGAGTTGTGCAGCAAGTGCAACTGGTATTGCCTTCCCCGCTAAATCTGCCGCAGTAACCAAAGGCGCAGTGTCTCTTGCCACAATACCCTTCAAATTGTCAATGACCTTAGAAACAAGAACCGCTTGTAAAGACCCTTGTAAAAACGATGTTTGTTTCCCTTGCCATTTTACATTGACCTTTACATTTATCCTGTTTTTTTTTGTGCTGTTCTTCCAGGCATAAACTAAACCTCTCTATCGTAGTTAGCGTCTACTGCCTGTTCTTCAGGGCTTCCCATAGTAAATATCTGCCTATTTCCTTCTTGATTTGAACGAATTGCATCAAGAGTATCAAGTGATACTTGTATGGCAGCATTTTCTGCGTCCAATAATGGAAGAACCCCGTCTCTAACTTCTCGCAATAATGATAGTAACCTATCGTATATTGCGACTAACCAGGGAACTTCATCACTTGCACTCATCTTGTAGATATCTGCTTGCCAGTAATAAAGGAATGCAGTGTATACGAGGTTTATTATAAATGGAGGTGGATTTGTAGCAAACTTGCTAATGTCATATTTATGCGAGACAAAAGCATTCACAAGACTTTCAGCATCGGAAATCCATCGCTCAATTCTGCCTGCTGTAACAGTGCCACGTTCAAACTGTTCAGCGAGTGCTGGATACCGTTGCTTAACATTGTCCACCGTGATATACATCGGCATCCCTCATCCTAATTAGCCAAGACAATCTGTTAAGTTGTAAAGTGCAGTAGCGCAAACCTGTTTTCTGTCTTCTTCGTAGCCGACCTTAACCCAAGTTCCTTCTATATCTTTGTCAGGATTATCCCAGGTCTTGGTATAAAGTTCAGATTTCACAAATCTGGTTGCCCAGGTGAATGTATCACGAGTGCCTCTTGCCACAGTGTAAATCAAGGATACAGTATCACCCCACAAGTCTGTGGAAACCTCAGGCTTACCTTTCTCAGCAGTATCATAAGTAACATCAGGTATAAGAATCTTCGTGAAGTTTTCAAAAAGCATCTTCATAAGAGAGGAAAGTTTAATATCCTGGTCTGCTCTACTTGGAACTAACTTCCAAATCTCTCTCAAAGTGGAGTCCATCGCTACTACTCTCCAAACTTTAGCAGGAATTATCAATGTGTTAGGTCTTACACCTGCATTGTTTTTGAAAGCGTTTATAGCATCACTTATATCCTTCTCAATCGTCGGATTTGTTCCGTTCCATTTCGGATTGGGTGTAGACGAATAAGAACCTGCATCTACCAACGCCTTCACTTCAATCTCTTTGTTGAGTAACAACTGCCTTTTCAGATTATAAGCCTGCTCTGCTACCAAATCCATCCAACTCTTATACGCATTTTGGTCCTCTTTCTGAACTAATACCTTATGTGCGTGATGACGAGTTGTGTAACTTGCTTTTACGGGCATTCTCATAAGGTCAAGTTCGGAACTTGAGGATTTATACGCTACCTCATCATCGGATTTCTTGGCAGAATATTTAGCAAAAGTTGAGTACTGCGCAGAAGTTTCCTTTACTTCTACTTTAGTTAGTATCTCATCTGCAATAAACTTCTGCTCAGGAAACTTGTGATCCACCACAAACTGTGAGAGGACCAGCGGATTTATGTAATTAGCCATCTCCTTACCTCCTTTCAGTTAATTATACAAACACGGCAAAGGGTCGCAGTAATACAGCAACACGACCATCAGTACCTGATTCTAGTGCAACACCAACTATATTTTTCTGCGTTCCTCCAGGATTCAAAGTATCAACACTGCCCGCATCAACAATCTTACCAGTAGCGTCTGCAATTTTGACAAAGTGCCAAGCATTAACAGTACCAATACAATCTATATCCGCAACTCCATCAATCTGAATGCTTCCAGACTCATTGGCTTTTGTTACTCCGCCCTCATATCTTGCGTCCTTGAGCAAAACCCCAAGCGGATACTGACCATCACCAGTAGGTGCAATAAACTGCTCAGGATTGTTCGGATTAAGCACTACAACTCTATTGGGTGTCGCATCAGCCCCAGAGCCGTTTTTCAAGGATATAACCTTGCCTGCATAAGTCCCTTTTATGCTCATGTCTTACCTCCTTTCTATCTTTATTCCCTTATTTCACCTCTTGCCATTAAGCTATGATATGCTTCTTCAAAAGTTACGTGGTTTTCAGCAGCATATTTTTCAATCTTCTGTTTCTCTGCTAAATCGGGATTCTCAATACCTTCCCCGCTCTCTCCAGTCTCTGCAAATTCTACTACATCAGGAAGTCTTTCAATCAACTGCATCACCGCTTCACTAACTGTCATCTCCACATTAGCATCTTTCTCTTTGAATTTTATAACCTTCTGGTCATCATTAAACTTCTCAATCAAAAGACTTCTTACGATAGGCTCATAGGTAGGAAGAATTTTTGTTTTATGCTCTTCTATGAACTTATCTACTTTCAGCAGAGTATTTTCTCTCTGCAATGCCTGCGTGGTTTTCTCTACATTCTCAAGCCTTATCTCGTCCATATTACCTCCTTTCTCATCATTTTCGCTTTCAGTTGTTATACCCCAATCACCAAACTTATCGGAGAATGAGGATTTGTGATAAAGCGCTTCTATATCTCTCAGTGTTTTAATTGCAGGAACATCTGCTCCCAGCAATGCGACAGCACGAAGTGCTTTGCCGTGAGAGTTGCCCACATTATCTACAAAATTATAGTATATCTCAGGTGAAAGTCTGAAATATGCTTTCTTGCGAATCAAATCTGCAATAGCCACTGGAACATCCTTAAAATCTCCAACTATGTATCCATTTTCTTTTCTCAAATTTTCAACAGTGCCTAGTGATGGCATACCGTCTGCAAACTGTTGTTCTTCGGAATGTCCCAATTTCAAAGGCGGTTTGAGTTGGTCTCTGAGTTTCACAGAGTTTTCAATAATCTCATCTGCATCCTTTTCTGTGAAAACTTTACCATTAGCATAGACTTGCAAAGGGAAAAGTTCCACATCATAGATATTTACCGATTCACCACCAGATTTCTTGAACATCCCTTCGCCTTTAAGAAGTTCCGATATTCCGTTCTTCAAAGCATTCAAATCGTCTTCTTTCACGAGTTTGCGAAGCGTTGCAATAGTCGCACTTGGGGAAACTTTTGTAAATTCAGGATACGCATCAATCACATCCTTAATTCCTTTCTGAAGTTGGTCTAAATCGGTTATCTTTGTAAGTTTCTTCAATTGCTTACTCAAAGCCTCTCTTTTTGCCTGCTCGGACTCTTTCAATATATCCTTCAGACGCATTTGAATTAAGCCCACAGACTTCAATCTCATAGCAGATGCGAGCTTTGCTCTAATACTTTTTTCTTTGAACTCTAAGGCGTCTTCTTCAAGTTTAAGGATGCCTTGAAGTATCTTTTTTGCGCCTTCTATATTTTTTGCATCAATAGCATCAAGAACTGCTTTTAACTTATTCCAGAGATAGCCACCTGGATAAGGATAACCTGCAACTTTCCCAGGCGCATTCTTCATCTCACCTGGTTTCGGATAGCCATAGCCTGGCTTTGGGTAACCGTATCCTGGCTTCGGATAACCGTATGGATAGCCATACCCAGCTTTGACTTTGTCTTTTGCCTTCTCAACCAGTTCCAAAACTTCATCAAAGTCCTCTGCTTCTGTCATCGCTTGAAGAATAGAAAGCAATCCCTCTCTATCTTCTACAACTTCAAAACCAGTATTTTGCCTTTCATCCATATTATTACCTCCTTTCGCAAATAAATAACTCATCCGATTGCTTGGTCTGCTAGTGAGCGAAAGAATAAAAATTATAGGTTTTTTCAGGTATTCTGCGTTATCCATCTCTAAAAGTCTACCTTTTTATGCCCAAACAGTCAAGATAAGCCATCTTTTTCCTTAAAATTCTCAAAAAAAATCCCACTTGAAGTTTCATTTCCTTTCAACACCTGCTGGGCTTATACCAAGATATATTCCACTTTTCGCCTTTCTGAAATCATCAATGTCTGAAAAATGTATTCCTACGCAAAAAGAGCCTTTTTTAATTTTTCTGCCATCTGGAAGTTTCCAATCATCTTTCAATATCCAACTCTCTACTATCTGGAACTTTCCACGAGGTTTGAAATCGTGTTCTACATCTATTAAGCGAGAGCCAGCAGTATAGAGATGTGCCGCATCCTCAAGTTCATCCGCACTCCATTTCTGTCCCTGGTCATCTACAACTTCAGGTTGTGCTACACAGTAATAAACAATTTGCTTCTCTTTGCTTGATTTAAGATAAATAGAGCTAAAAGTTTTTGGTAACTCCGATTTTGAAATAGTCCAAATATCAGAATTCTCCTCTTTGACAATAATATAAAGCCCTTTCATCTTGTTTCCACTGAAATCTGCTTTAATAAATTCAGGCTTATCTTCAAGCACGTTAATCTCACCTGTATCAACAGGTTCAACATAGCAGGTTGTATCCAATGTTGGGTTCAGGTCTGTGCCATTTGGAACTAAAGTTTTTGAGTGGACATCTTCAAAATTATAACTCAGTTTTCGCTTCATTATCAATGTTTCAGTATCAATAGGATTATATTCGCATGCCCAGTTATTTCCTGCAAATGAAAGAACATAAAATTCTGTAGAAGGACCAAATCGGATAACTATCACAGGTATCTTTTCATCACCTTTAGTCCTTTTGAAAGTAACTCTATAAAGACCAAATCTTTCCTCTTTCATCTTCTCAAAATCCAGTAACTTTCTTTCTACTATTTCTTTTCGCATCGCCAACGCTTTCTTTCTGTCAGTTGTCTCCCAATATCGGAGTTCAGGCGGTATCTTCTTTCTGATATATTTAGGAAGCGCTGAAATGCCAGAAGGTGGAAGCCAGTTCTTCAAAACGGCATCTTTGGACAAGCAATACGGGGTCTGGTCAAGAGGTTGTATTGCCACCCAATAAAAACTTTCCCGAATTTCGTGTTCTTCTGGTAGTTTTCCTCTTTCAAGTATATCCGAATACTCTCCTGCTTCTTGTGTTAAAGCACGCAGTAGAATACGACCTTTCAGTTTGCCTCCTGATAAAAAATACTCGTGGAAAAAAGGCTTGTTTGTGCCGTATTCCACTACACCTTTATCAACTATAAGAAAGACGCCTGGATATTCCGCAGTTGAGCCTGGGGTTCCGATAGGTGCAACTCCCTCTACGCTAATCCAGTCTGCTGGCTCTTTCGCTTTTTTCACTGCCCTTATATTAGCAGTTCTTACAATACCGCTTTTAATCTCTCTTTTCTTAAACTTTCCAGTCTCAAAATCTATCTTCCAATCGGCTTCTTTCATAACTTTTCTCGCTTGCTCCAAAGTCAAAACAGGCTCTTTTATTTCACCTTCAATTTGTGGTAAAAGCGTCCATCCTATAAGTTCTTTATTGATTTCAAGACGAAAATCTAGGTGCGCAGTCTTGCCTCTGAAATGTGTTTGTATCACGTATCTATAAGTTTTACTTTCATCTGGATAGACCATATAAGGGTCTGAACTTCCCATAAATTTCACATCTCGGATAAAGTCGTGATAGCCTTGCTTAAACTTTATGAAAATAGGATTAAATTCAGCGAGCAACTGGAATCCGTAAAGATAGTATTCATTACAACTTTTCCCAAATCTGCGTATTCGCTCACTCTCTGAAACGAAGTGTTCTTCTGCATATTTCTGGAAACCGTCTTTATCTATCTTTTGACAGTCGGTAAATTTAACAAGCCCAAAACAAATACCTTGTGAGGTTAACCACAGCGGTTTCTCCATCATTGCATCATATCTCTTCCGCTTTAAGATTTTTGTTTTCTTTCCAGTTCTTAATAAAGCTGAATACTGCTTTGGGACATAAACACCTGAATTGTAAAGTTTTTTGCAAGTCTCAAAAAACAATTCTCTTGCACTTTCAGTCATCTCATCAGGATGGAAGGTAATACCTCGCTTAAAGAGTTCTTTCAGTAGTTCTGCATATTTGTCTTCTATAAGTGATAAGGGATACTTCAAATCCTTACCTTGCTTTATACTTGAATACCAAGCACATAATATCCTATGGTCATCAAGTAGAACTCTTGTATCATCTATTCCTTTAGGATTATATTTTTCTAAATCGGATATTTTCTTAAATAAGGTCTTCTCAACCAGTAATCCACTCATCCTGGCTTTTCTAACAATATCATCAAAGTAGTCGGGCTCAAGTTCTTCTGGCTGTCTCTCCGATATAATCGGCTCGTACAAATGTAATCTTAATTTTTCCATTTCATCCTCTATAAAGGTTCATTGTGTGAAAACGAATTGTGATGATATCACCGACTTTGCATTTTAAGTTAGTATTATATGACCTTCCTATGTGATGGTATTTCTTCCCATTTATTTCCCAGATTTCTTTTTCATCTATCGGTTCATCTTTGAACCTTACGCCTAATTCATAGTTATAAACTGTCGGAACTTTTGTGGTGTTTACTTTCAAAACTATTGCTTTCAGTTCTTCATATTTTTTCCATTTCAGCATATCACCGCTTCCAGTCAAAGAATAAGAGCCCCATTTCAAAATGCTGCCTTCACTTGCTGGGCATTCCGCAAAATTAGTCAGCACAGTAGCCATTTGTTTCTCATCTTCTATAAGTATTTGAGGAACAAGATTAAATTTAATGGAAGTCTTTGGAATATCTGAAGTAGACTGCTTAAAACCAAGTTTTTTCATCATATCATATCTTTCAATTGCATCCTTTTTATGTATATCCTCTGAATTATAGAATAAGCAATCAAAACAGTTTGCCACCAAAGTACTATCATCACCTATGCCTTTTGAATGAAGATATCCTGCAACATCTTCTCTGTTCAAGTGTTTATTGTTTTCCCATAATTCAATTTCTGCCAAAAGAATGAAATTGGGAGTTTTGAATTCTCTCGCTTCTGAAATTAAAGTAGGTATTCGTTCATCTGGAACTCGCCTTCCATCTTCAGAATAAACCTCTACATTAGAGCCTTTTTTGTGGATTGCAACACAATTACCATCATATTTCTTTGAAGCAAGAACTTTACCATAGAGATTTCTCTTTCTTAAAAACTCATCAACCTTGCTTACATCGTATTTCCCTGCTACCTCATTTGCCATTATTGCATCATGTTTAGTGCTTTGTAGATAAAAGAAGCGTCCTGGGATAACAGCGTCTTCTTTCTTACTCGTCTCCGCTTGGTTTTTAATCTCCTCATTTGCGCTTCTTATCAATTCTCCTGCATAATAGGTTTTCTTAAATTCAGGTTCATCTATTTCGTGTCTTATAAACTCTTTTTTGGGTCTTAAGACCAAATCATAGATAGGGATAAAAGTCCAATTTGCTCCTACGGAACTTGGAATATAATGAATTTTATCGCCATATATTCTTTCAAGTTTCAGGTTTAATGCTTCTAATATATCAGGATGATTAAAGTAAATATAAGAGTACAAACTTCTCGGAACTCTGATAACTAAGTCTCTATCATTTGGAGGATGTTTGCCATAGACCTGTGAGCCTGTTTCAGAAATAAAATCATCTATCAGGACAAATTCTGGGAATTCTCTCTCCGCAAGCATATAGATGTTAAAAGGCTTCATTTCATAGTTGGTAACCAGCAATTCGTGGTCAATGGTGCGGTTTTGTGGCTTTTGTGGCATTATTCTTCGCACACTTATTGTTTTTATATTAAATCCTTTGAACTTACTTTTTGATGAAGTCTCATAAGTTACTAAAAATTTGCCTTTAATTGATTTCAAAACCTCTATAAACTCATCTTCATCAAATTTCTTCAACCCAAAATCGTTTTTCCAGTCCTTCTTGTAAGGCGGATCAAAATAGAAAAATGTATCTTTGGAGTCGTAGTTCTTTACGACCGTCTTGTAGTCTTGGTTCAAGATAGTAACATTTTTGAGACGTTCCCTTGCTTGCAGTAATCTATCAAATATTTTAACAGTGTCAGGCACCTTCGTAAAGGAAGGACTAGCACCTATTTTGTTGTATGAGTGCCTTGTCAGATAATAAGTTTTTCTGAACTTCTCAAGTTCGCTTTTCGGCTCTGACGCTTTGAGTTTTTTCCAAAGTGCAAGAGATGGTCTGAAATTGTATTTCTTTAGTCTCGCAAGGTCTTCATCACTGAAATTCTGTGCAAATTTATAAATTTGGTAAATATCTTTGTCAAAGTCGTTAATGACTTCCTTCTCAGAAGGCTTTTTTCTGAAAAAGAGACCGCCTCCGCCGAAAAATGGCTCGCAATAAACCTTATGTTTAGGAAAATATCTTAATATTTTCGGAGCCATAAGATACTTTCCACCTGGCGAGCTAATAAGTGGCAACATTTAAATCTCTCCTGTAAATTTGATTTGCTTCACTTTCGTTTTGTTCTTCTATAGGTATGCCCATTGTGGCAGACGAAAAAATCATTGCCTTGATAGACAATATTTGCACCACAAGTCGGGCACTTATTTGGTGCTTCGGAACCACGATACAGTTTCGCTTGTTCCGTCTTAGTTTCATTAACTGCATCCTCTATAACTTTTTGTACCAATTCAGGCTCAAATGGCTTGAAACTGAATTTAGGGTACTTAGGATTAACGAAGTTATAGTCAAGTAGTGTCTTGATTATCTGGCGTTGTACTACATCTTCCGCAAAGTTTCTTGAAATGAAGGCGAGGAACTTGTAGACTACTTTGAATTGCAAACCGCCTAACGCATACGAACCGAAATTGGTCTGCGATGCGCCAAATAACTGCGGCAATAGGAACGACCTCGTAATCCTTGTATTGGCATTTTCCATTGCCTTAAGAAACTGGTCTCCACCTTCACGCTTAGATTCTACCAACTCAAAATCAAATTCTTCGTTTTTCCTGGTGCGTGGAAGTAATACGGTAGTTATATGATGCAGTCTATTGAGAATTCTGAAAAATTTATTACGCTCTTCAGCAGTAGATGAATCAGGTGCGTGTCCTTTGACAATCGGAGAACCAAATCTCTCCAAATGCCGAGACCAGAATTTCCAGATGTTGTCCTTAAACCACCAAGCGGCATAACTGGCTTTCAAATCGGATTCGCCTGCTTTATTCCCAAAAACCGACATAAATGAATAAATTACGAACTTTTTAAGTTTTACTTTCTTGCGGTTAATCCATAACTCGGTCAAATTGCCGTATTTATCATACTTAAATTCTACATTCCAGGGGAATTTGAACTTTATGTCTTTCAGAAATATCTTTGACTGGGTTTTGTCCTTTTTCCAAATCAGTTCTGCACAGGAGAAACCATAGTCAAATGCGGAGAGGAATTCCAGCAGTATACTGGAAAATGATTTTTCAAGATTGGCAAAATTTGCTTCAACGAATTCCTTTTCTTCTCTGCCGCCAGGCGCTTCCTCCAATTGCCAACCTGCGGAAAGTATTAAGAGTTTCTTAATGAGTAGACAAAACTTTATCTGCTCATCATACCGCATATCATTGTAAATCTGGTATCCTTTGCGCTGAACTATTTTATCAAATTCTTCAAATTGATAACTGTCTAGTTCCGCAGATTCGCCTAACCCAGGCCATGTTTTCGTTATTTCTTCAGACTTTTTGAACATATCTATTCTCCTCCCAGCAAGTATTCACCTGGCGAGCCCAAAAGACTGTCAATGTTTTCAGGTTCGCCATAGAAATCTTGTATTTCTTTTTCAGCAACTAGCATCTCTTGGGCTTTGTGTGCCTCAGGTTTACCAGCACGTTCACTCCAACCGTAAATAGAAAGTCCAACTGAAATGATTGTGTCATCGTGATATTTGGGTTTGTAGATATACCCACGAGTGCCTAATGTTACATCTAAATCTCCAAGTTCTTCCAGTAGTGTTTTATTGTTTAATAACCCAAAACCTCTATTGATTGCAAGTGCAAGTCCGTTGATTACACTATTCCGTATCTGACTATTATACATCCGAACTGGTAAAAGAAAGTTATGGCTCTCAACCATCTCACTGAATTTTTCTCCAATCCCACTTATGTCTATATAGGTGTTGGGAAAATTATACTGCTTTAATCCATTCATTAAACGCTGCTCAACTAGCTCTTTCTTGAAATAGCGAGGAGGAAATATATCCATATATACCAATTGCCAATCTGTTAAATCACTAATAGAGAGAACTGAGCGGTCATTTATCATCCCTATATCAAATCCAGCTTGGTAGAGATGGTCTTTTTGGTATGCAATTTGAGATACCTTTAGAACATTGCTACTGAAATCACCAAATATAGAGGAATCGTCTTTTGGTAAAAGTCCATCTATGAAAGCCGCTCTTAAATGTGTGGGACATTCGTTAACATATTTCTCTATCTCCTGTTTTGAGAGATAGATGTTATCATACAAGCCCCAGTGCTTGTAAAATACCGAATCTATCTTGGCAAGCGATACTACCCAGTTTGAAGTCTTTAAAGGCGGTACAGTGTTTATGAGTATCCTTCCACCACTATCCAATACTCTTGGTCGTATATGCTTATCGTAAAAATCAGCAGGATAACTTGCCGCATCTTCCAGTATTATCAAATCCACTGGCTCTGCTACAAATCCACTGGGATATGTCACCGATTTGCCTTTGATAGAACTGCCTATCCTGCTCTCCATTGAGTGGTCTTTCTTGTGTACTCCTAATCTGTTGTTCACAAGAAATGGTAGTTTTTCATTGCATATATCAAGTAGCCCCTTTACACTGCCTTTCCCAAATATGAACCTGTCCGTGTTATCATACTTCTGACCTACTACCCAGATGTTCGTCTTCTTGCGCATAAATATATTTAATGCTTCCATCAGGAAACTGGTGGATTTGCTGGAACGACTGGGTGCAGTCACTAGTATAACTTGTGCATTGGAATTGTGTATCTCTACCGCTTGCGGTATGGGTTTGTAACCTACTTGCTTGAAAAGATTTCGCTTCTCAGGATTGACTATCTGGTCTAATATCCCCATCGCTATCTTTCGTCTCTACTCCTTCTTTTTCATTCGCTTCAAATTTCTTCCCCTTGAATATCGCCTCTATCTGCTTCTCTATGTCACCTGAAACTAGCCCACCATCTATCTTGCTCTTCAGTTCTATCGCCTTCAGTAACTCCGTTACACTTACTTTTTCATTCACGCCCAGTTGGTGGAAGCCTACCAGTATTATGGATTGTAACACTACATTGGAGTCTATAAATAGGTTGCCATACCTGCTCCGTATCCATTCCCTGAAATCACCACCTATCTTCTCCGCCATCGCCTGCGGGTCGCCTACCGTCTTTCTATACCTCTCCAAATACTTCAAACCTGGTCGCCTTAACCCCACCTCTTTGAACTTTTTCTGTATCTCGCCATCAGTCAATCCCTCTTGTATCAAGTCCAATAGCGTCTTACCCGTCACTCTATAGTAACTCTCTGCATAATCTCTATACACGAATTTTCTCATAGACTGAATTATACCACTCCATACTCCATCTGTCAAGAGTTCCAGTATTTTTTTTACGAGAGAGGAGACTACGCCTTATTAGACCTTTTCCTAAGTCTATAATTATCAAGCATTTACGACGCATTGTTACTAACAAGATATTTTTCAATAGATAGAAAAAAAGAAAAAAGATACTCTGAATAACAACAATCAGAGTAAAGGGAGANAAGATGGAAAAAATAGAATTGAAGGATTTGAGGGATGAGGTAGAAGCAGAGGAAGAAAAGGCTAGGCGTCATTACATTTGTTTTGAGGGCTCGGACTGGGAAGCGGTAACCAAGGCATTTGAGTCCTCGTCACCGAAGACGCTGGCGGTACAGATACTGAAACTGGCAAAAGGCACGCTGAGTGGCACGATGGCGGTGGTAAAGACCAAGCCAGAGCAACAGCGGTAAAGAAACGGGGAGCCGAAGAAGGCTCCCCATCTTTTTTTTGCGCAGTTTTGAAAATTTTTTTGACTACCATGCACACAACGACAGCACTTACATTAAAGGGCTTAGTAAAGGCTAAGCCTAAGGGAGGGCGAAAATGGTGAATGAATTGAAGGTTGAAAACCTTTTGGGCGTGCGTGAAGAGGACTTAAGGCTCGCACTTGCTCAAGCAGGACCTCACTGCAAAGTTTCTGAGTTCAAGGTAGATGACCAGGAGTTCTTAGTCGTTGAGCCAGGCACTTCCCTCAAAGTGCAAAGGAAGTGCGGGTATGTTAAAACAGTACTGCCAAAAATGAGTTACCGAGTTCTATTCTAAAGCACTTGGGGAGGGGAAGAGGGGCTCTGGGGTAATAGGGTGGGGTCTTCCTCTTCCTCATCCGTTTTTAATGGTTATTTTAGACCAGTTATATAAATCTAATCGTTTAAAAGTTCGTTTTTAATTCTTCTTTTAAGAAAAGAATTTCATGTACATGTACTAGAATATATACTAGAATATATATTTATATATATATACTAGAATATATACTAGATTAAATACTAGAATATATACTAGAATATATATATAAATACATGTATTTAATGTACATGAATGTACATGAATGTACATGTATTTACTAGAATATATTCTAGATATATATTTAATATATTCTAGATATAAAAGGGGGGTACGGGGGGGAAATGAAGGGAGGTGAAGATAGGATGAAAAAAAGACAACAGATAAAGATAAGTGGAGTGGATGCTCTGGCATTGACTATAATGGGTTACAAGGTTAAGCGATGCAAAAGGTATTTCACGGTATCAACAAGAACTTTATTAAAGGCTTTGGCGGGAAAATAAATAACGCCAGGCGAGGAGGACGTGATGGAAGAATTAGCAACTAAGCGCCAACTCTATGCGTTATGGCTCATAACGCACNAGGACTGGCGAGGTAAAGGACTGACTAAGCAACAGGCTTCCGATATGATAAGGGAAGCGTCCCGTAAATCCATAAGGAAAGCGGAAGCCGAGTCCGATGTAAAGCAAATCATTAGCGAGGCAATTGAAGCAGGCTTAAAAGCCGCAAGAGACGCAAGACCTAAGCCAATGGTAGTCGTCACCCACCAGAACATGGCGGATGACTCGTCTCCCATTGAGCGGGCGGAATTTGTATCAGAGGGACCTTGCGGATTCGCAAGTGTTCACATCTCATATTCTACGCCCGAAAACAGGCGTTTCATCAACGCAGGGAAAAAGTTGGGGTTAATCGCTGGACGTGATGGTAAACCTGAGAATGCGGTTTTCCATAAAGCGGATCGTGGGTTTATGCACTGGGTCTCCGCAGGCGGTCAATCCCTTGCGAGAAAGGAGGCATACGCAGATGCCTTCGCAAAGGTTCTAGTAGATAAAGCGAGATTGAAGGTTACAGTAAGAAGCAGATTAGATTAAATAGGAGGAACTAAGATGAAAACGGAAGAGTGGATAAATGATAACAGGATGAGGTTTGACAGCGGGTTCAAAGAGTTTGACCGCCAGACCCGTATAATAAGCACGGGCAATTTGGTGGCGGGAACTCAGATTAGTTCGTATATTAGGGCGTACAACGATGTTAAAACTTCTGTTGGCACAACAGTCCCGAAGGGTGAGTTGCAGGATTTTGACTTGAATGGGTTTAAGAATCTTCCCTATTATGTGAGGGAATATATTAAAAAAATGGGTCGGTTCATCCCTGACCAGAAGTTTATCCTTTACGAGTTTTATCATCACTTAGGAAAAAAAGGAAGCAAAAGGACAATAACAGACGGTTGGGTCCTAACCGATAAAGAGTACAAACTCATTACTTACTGGATTACGGGTCCCACGTGGAAATCAAGATTGGCGGTTGAAGAAGCGATAAAATACATAACCGAATGAAAGGAGTGTAAAATGGATAAGACAAAAGAGACTCAGAACTGGATGCGACGAACTCTGATTATACGAGAAGCGATGTTAAATACTTCAAACGAGATTCTTACTTTTGATGAAGCGGTTGCAAGGGCTAAGCAGTGTTCTAAAGAGTATCTCATCATAGAACTAGCGCTGAGCCCTGAAGGTATTTGGGTAGCAAGATATATGGAATCGTAAGAAACGAATACGCTCAGAAAAAAGCGAAAGAGGAGGTGAGAGTAATGAAGCGCATAAATCAAGCGCAGGAACTCCAGTTTAAATTGATGGAACTTTCAAGTTTCAACAATTTTGACGGGACGGCGGTTTCAAAAGATTTAAAGAAACACGGCGACTTATGGATAAGTTGCGTTTGGGGAAGATTTAAGTATTTTGAATTGATTCCCCTGCGTGATTTGCGTGATGGCATCTACAATGCGGACACCCTGTATATTTACACCACGCAAGACAAAGTCCAGAAAATACAGGAGTTAGCGAAGCGCTGGAACGCCGATGAATTCGGAGTCGTCACCAGTACTGGTTCCAGAGGTGCAGTGGATTTTAAGCCCAACGAGACTTGGGCGATTTTTGGAGCAACACTAGAAAACGACAGATGCCTTATAAGGATTTGGTGGGATTAATTTCAGTAAAAAAGGAGGAATGAAAAAATGAAAAACAGATGCGAGGAGCGGATTGACGAGTGTTTGAAAGGCAGAATTAAAGACTTTACGCTTGCGCTACAAGGAAAGTATAGCGAAGCGTATGGAGATGAAACTGCCGTATTTGAGGATTTTATAGATTTCATCAACTCTTATTCTCTACAGTTTGATGATGACCCTGTCTACCGAGCCAAGCGGCTATTGCTAAGCACGGGGGGACCAGAAGACTATTTCTTGTTTTTTGAAAGGAACGACACAATCGTGTACTGCTACAAAGATTGGTTTGATAGTGCTGAGAGAACTTTAAGTGGAGTTGATTATGTCATAATGCGACAGGTGAGAGACCGCCTGGATTTTTGAAAAAGGGGGTGAGACAAAATGTACGGAAAGGAACGAATAACGAATAGGTCGCTCATTAGAGAGTTGTTGCCCGTCCTTGAACAGGCTATTGCTCGTAAAGACGAGGTGAAGTTAGACCACAAAAGTTATTACGGGCATCCTTGTAGTGTAACTTATATTAACGGGCTTCGCATTGATTATACAGACTACGAAGGAACTCTCTATGTAGAAGTAACTAAAACTCTGCACGGGAAGTATGACCACGCAACACTCGCTTGGCATTCAGCAAAACCAGACTTCTATGGGTACAGCAAAGAGTACACTGGGATGGGCAATGGTTATTACGCTGATGTAAGTAAAGAGGGCGAGATTATCAGAGGCGAATGGGATTAAAAAAAGGGAGGTGAAGCGATGAGATACGCAATAGGGATTATAAATGCGAAAAACGGAGAAGTGAAAGTACAAGAAGAGGCTTATCGGGATGAAGCGTTAAAAGTCGCAGAAAAGGTCTCTAAGTGGTTTGATAGGCGGGATACATTCTTCAGCGGACAACCGATTTGGAACTACTGGAAAAAAATAGGAATACTCTGCAAGTTTGAGGCTCTTGTTTCTGGTAATTCCTGGAAGGAAACTGCGGTTGAATCGGTTGCTGTATTTGAAGGAGGCGAAGGAACGGAACACGAGTTTTATATGGAACGAATTGAATAAAAGGAGGCGAAAAATGGAATTTGAAATAGTACAAATAAGCAGGGATAACTATCATCTTGAAATAAAATCAAATGATAGACGCACAGCGAGACTTAAAATATCCTTTTCTGACCTTATGGAATTAAATTCCGCATTATCAGCAATGATAACGGATAGATATGTAACTGAGGAAAAGGAAAGGAGGGGAAATGCGAAAAAAGATTGATTGGGAAAAAGAATTCCAGATAACTGCAATTTGCAGAGAAGACATGAGAGATTATTTTTCTGACGAAGAAATCGCTTCTCTTGACGATGCGGATATGAAACATATTGCAAATAAGATGTCAGATGCGTATATGAATACATTTTGGCTAGATATGCAGATTATAGTGGGCGGAGTATTGGGCAATAAAAAAAGGGGGTGAGACGAGGTGCAAAGAAAACTTATCAAATGGGCGCTTGCAATTAGTTTGGCATTAGGCATAGTGCTTACAATTATTATGCTGTGTAATGAAATTCAGAAAATGAAAGATGCCTATATTATAAAAGACCCGATGGTGGTCTATTCTGATTACAGCATAGAGAGATTTGATGCCCGAAACATCTATGGCAGAGATGTCTATGGCATTATCTCTGAAGCAAAATTGAAGGAACTACTCGGTGTAAAAAGTGAAACGCTTTTGCATGAAATGCAATAAGGAGGTGAAAACGGAGGAAAATGAAGATAAAAAAATGTGTTGTGTGCGGTAAAAGATTTATGGATACTGAAAATCACGCTTATATAGATGAAAGACATAGCGAATACGCAGAAAGACTTTCACGGGAATGGGAAACGCTTCCCTGTTTTTGCGGAGGGAAATTAAGGCTGTATCAAGGAAATTCCCCAGATGGGTTTGTATTGGCTTGTGAGAAATGCAATTTCTTGGCGTTAGAAGATTAGCTATTGACAATGCTTTAAATTTGATGTATAACTAAAACAAAAACAGGAGTTGCGTGTGGTGTCATCTGGAATAGATAGGGCAGAGAAGGAAACTACAATTAGTGGACACGCTTAAAAAGGAGGAGAAATGAAATACTTGATTTTTGTAATTACTTGGTTTTTGACTGCATTAGTTAGCGGAATATTGATTGGGAAAATACTGCGGAATAACGAATTAAAAAACAAATAAAAAAGGAGGAGGTGAGATAAATGAATCTGAAAGTCTTTGAGAAGAAAGGAGTATATGAAGAACCCATTTATTTGAGTTTAATGGAACACGAAAACGGTATCTCGGTGGTAGTGTGCAATGAAGATGGTAAAGCACAGGAAGGCGGCTATCTCCTGCTAATTACTTCAAATGGCACACTTTTTAGAGACCCTCTTGTTAATAAAAAATGGGGATTCCAACTGGATAAACAAGGACGGATTAAACTAGAAATGGGAGGTTGATAGAAGCAAAAAAAGGAGAAAGAAGGTGAGAGGAAATGAAACTGAAAACTCTTGAGAGGAAAGAGAGTTGCGAAGAACCTATCTATCTGAGTTTAAAGCGGGAGGAAGATGGCTTCTCAATAGTCGTATGCGATAGGGGTGGTAAACTCTGGGAACGGTTTAAAAAAGGAGGCAAAATAAATGAAAAGAAATCGTAAGAAACGGATAAATGAGAAGTGGGCAATGAAGATGGAGATGTATGGGCTGATGTTCTTATTAGTAGTATCTATAATTTGGGGTGCAATCGGATGGAGTAAATACCGTGAGACGTCTCAGACGAAAAATAAAATAGAGGAATTACTTGGGAATATGTTTCACTCTATTGAATAAAAAAAGGAGGCGTGAAATGAATAAGAAGACAATTAAAAAACGAGTAAGGGAGATGTTAAAAATGGCTCAAAGAGACCTTGATAGAACGGTAGACCAAGCATTGGCAAGCGGGGCACTAACAGAGGAGATGAAAGAAGACAATTATCTTTTGCCTAAGATGCTCATAACCATTTATTTTAACAAAAAGCCTTTTGAACCCCTTGATGAAAGAAACCGAAGAGATATGAACAACCTGGCGAAATTCATTTGAGGAGACAAGCAATGAAAAAAAACTATAAAATATCTCGTAGCCACGTTTGTTCTTTTTGCGGAATTGCAATAGAACAGAGTGGACAGCGAGTGCGGTATCTTCACGGAAAACCTTTATGCGAAGACTGCTACATAGAACTAAAAGCAGAAGATGAAAGACTTGTGAAAAGAACTGAAAGAGACGTAATAAAAAAAAGGAGGAAAAATGGATAAAGTAAAAAGGAAGAGTATCGGAGGAGACGCAGAAGATAACAGAATAGATTGCGAAGAGGTTAAAAAGTATCTAAGTGTCTTAGAAGTGAAAGAAAAGAAAGATGAAAGGGGGTTGAGCGAAATTCAGGTTTCTTTTTCTGACCAAGCAATTGTCTCACAAAATCCGTATTACATTAGGCTGATGGAAGCAACTGGAGACTGCTGTGTTGATACAGATACAGTGCTTAGCGAAACCCTCGCTTGTCTGGAGTGGCTCAAAGAAAATTGCGAACAACCTCTTGATGACTTGAAAGACGAAATGCTGGAAGAAATTGATTCAAGAGTAGACTTCGCAAGTTCAGAACTTACTGAGTGGCTTAATAAGGACATCTCAAATGTTCTTTACATTGATGAAGCGATTAAAGAGTTTGGACTTCCTGAAAGCGGTTTTCAACTTCTTTCACGAGCACAACATCTGGCAATTGCAGAAGTCTGGAACGCTGTTATTAGTATATTTGAGGAATAAATACGAAAGGAGGATACAATATGGAATTCTTAGAGTCGTTTGTGGATTGGGTAAGAAACAAAAATCATCCTGAAGTAGCACCGCAAACAGACGCCGCTGAGATACACTTGAAGCACATTGGGTTAATGGTGTTATCTACATCTGTGCGTAAGCGCTACTGGTTAGGCTATGCTGGAGGTGCACTTTATCCGAATTTGTGGACTGTCTTAATTGGACGCTCAACCTTTTTCCACAAATCCACAGGGATAAAATTGGGGCTGGAAGTTCTTGAAAAAGTGGATTCGGGAACTAATTTTAAATTTCCTAACGAGTTCTCGCTTGAAGAACTCGTAGCGACTCTTAGTCGCCAACCAGAGGGGATTTTTGTGCCTGATGAATTCAGCACATTTTATACTCTATTCGCAAGAAACTATATGCAGGGCGGAATTAGTTTTTTAACTGAAATGTATGACAGGTATACGTCATACACAAGGCGCCTGCGTTCTGGCGAAGAGTTCTTTATTGTAAATCCCTTCATAAACATTCTTTCTAGTACCACTATTGAAGGACTTGAACAAGACCTGAATCCAAGAGATTTGCGAAATGGCTTTCTGGCGAGATTTAACTTTGTAACAGCGAGAGAAAAAGAAAGACTAGTAGAATTGCCAGGTGAAGGGAATTTTGAAGAGCAATTAAGACTGGTGGAATTCCTAAGAGATGTAAATTCCAGAAAGGGAAAATTAAAATTTTCCACTAATGCGATTACTTGTTACAAGGATTATTACAACAAAGTAATCAAAACTTATAAATTAGAGATGGACCAAGGCGCAAGTCCTTTCATATCAAGACTACTAGTTAATACTTTAAAGTTTTCTATACTATTCCATCTAAATGATAGCCAAGTAAATAGCATTGACATAATAAGAGACTGGGCGGTGGAAAAAGCAATCGGTTTAACAGATGTGCTAATCGTGAATGCGATAAACTTAATTGATAGTATGGCAATGACACCTTACGAGGAAAAAAGGCGTAAAGTATTAAGAACGATAGAAGCGTATCAACAAAAAACTCCTGAAAAGGATTTTGTAGGAATTACAAGAAGTGCGCTTTTACGAAAAGTCAAAATGCACAAAAGAGAATTTGACCTTATCGTAGACACTCTGTTGGAAGAGAAAACAATAATTAAAGATAAATTTATTACTCAAGGTGCGACAAAGCCAACAGAATTCTTTTATATCAATAAAAACATTGAGACTGCAGACCCTGGAAAGGAGGTGTAAAATGGGAAGAATGCCAGACTATAAAATCTGGGAGGTGCTTGTAAATCTCGCTAAAGATAGAGGCTCTGCTATCTACATCTCTGAAAGCGGTGCAGAGTATTTAGCACGAAGGGAGCAAAGTGGAAAGTTCAGCCTGGATAAGTGTCACAAGGGGAAAACAGAAGACATAAAAGAGAAAGGGGGTGATTAAAAATGCTAGAGCAAAAGGAAAATCAAGAGGCAGTAGCGATGGAAGACACACAGCAGAGTAAAGAGGTTAGTCAAGTAAACGCAAAATCCGAAGCACCTTTAGCGCCAAGCGGTGTAAAAATTATTGCTTCTGATGAAAGTGATGTATTCGCTTACCTGGACAGCCTTGATGAAGAAGTAATTGTTAATCAATTGCTTGGGCTGGCAGTTACGCAAGATGCTTGGGTTTATTCCTTTAAGGACAAAAAAGGAAAAACTAATGAAGACTTAACGAAAATAGGAGTAGATGAAGCAATCCGCTTAATGTCTGAGAAGGAGAAAGTATTTTTGCGTGAGGATGTCTTGAAAGTTTTTGAAGATGAGGAAACCTGCAGATTTGTTGTTCGTGTTGAACGCTACCTTGTGGATAAAGAAGGTAAGGAGACACTTCTTGACTCTCGTATCGGTGCAAAGAAACAGGATAAGAAAAAGTATCTCAAAAAGTCCCAGAAGTGGATTCCTGACCCTTTCTACTTTGAGGCGGGACTTCAAAAGGCAATAAGGAATGCGAATAAGAGATTTATCCCGCAAAGTATTAAACAGCAATTGATAGAAGCCGCTAAGAAGGCAGGAAAGGTTCAATTTATTGACGCCGAATACAGAGAAGAAGAACCACCTGAGGTTCAAGGCGAACAAAGCGTAGAAAAAAAACTGCAAGCAATAGATGAGAATGGTAAAGTAACCTTAACTCCCAAACAGAAGAATTTTTTGAGTATGCTCGGTGCAAGAACGCTGTATCCAGGTAAGTATGAAACAGGTAAAGTGCCTTCTGCCGTTTTCAATGAAGGTAGAAACTACGTAGTAAGCGCATTGATGTTCATCTACGGAAATGAGGCGGTTAAGAAAAAAACAGACCTAACAACTGGGAAGACGGATACCGAAATAACCATTCCACGCAAGGGATTAGATGACTTCATTGAGAAACTGCAGACTTGTAAAACCAAAGCGGAATTTGATAATGCGGTAGAGAAAATGGCGGAAGCAACTTCTAATCTTTCAAAAGGAGATGAAATGGGAGGATTAAAGGAACAAGGTTAAACCAAAAAAAAGAGAGGGGGGCAATAACGCTCCCCTCTCAAAGGGGGAGAAAAATGAAGACAAAAGAAATGGATGCTATAAGAGAACTTCGTATAAACTGCAAACTGATTACTGATGCGGCAGATGGCATTGAAATAGCAAATCTAAACTGCGCAGGTGAAGTGAGAGGACGTGAAAACCTGTCTGCAGTGACGGAGTTGATGGAGCAGGTAGATGAATACTTAAAAACTATAAAGAAAGCGGCAAGAGCGATACTTCGGACTTTCACATATTCTGGCAAATAAAAAAAGGGGGAGGTGCTATGGATATTGTATCTATAGTTGATAAAAATCTCTTAAGACTGCAAGAAATAGAAAAAGAGAAGCATAAGGAAGATGAAAGAGATGCGCATTATCCAAGTTCCGCTTCTATAAAAAGGAAGGTCATCCCAAAGAAGGGTGAAGATTCGGTGTATGGTGCGTGTCTACTGGCTGAATGGAGAAAATGGAGAAAGATACCTGAGACAAATCCACCGACAGTAAACACGCTCCAAAAATTCGCCTGGGGCACTATATTCCATAACTGGATAACAGAGATACTGAAGAAGGAGTGCCTGGCAGGGGGTTACTTACGGTCATTAGAAAATGAAGTAAGTTTCGCCCTGCCAGTAGCAGGGCTAACTTATCCTGTCAAAGGACGGATAGATAACATTCTAAACAAAAATGTTATACTTGAGATTAAATCATCTTTCGGAAAGTTCTTCTTTGCAAGGAGTGGTTTAATTGCGGTAGGTCCTAGAAAAGGTTCTCTTATGCAGACACTCTGTTATCTAAAAGCAAGAGAAGATTTGGAATACGCAATTCTTCTCTACATAGCAAGAGATGTCGGGTTCAAGATGCAGTATAATGTATACCGAAAAGGGAATTCTATTATTGTCACTCATTGGGAAAAAGGACAGGAGATAAGAAATGAGTATCCTGAAATTACCTGGGATGCGATGATAGAAAGATGGGCGGAATTGGAAGATTACTTAAAGAATGATAAAGAGCCACCAAGAGACTTTCAATTCAAAACTAAGTACCCGTGTTGTTATTGTCCATTTTATTCTATGTGTTGGACTGGAAAGCAAACTAAATCGGAAGTTGTAATTGGACAAGGAGGTGAGTAATATGGAGTGCAAATTTGCCTTATTGCTGGTTTTCATATTAGGGTATATTTTGGGCTTTTTGACAATAGCAGGAATTCTGTTAAGGGTCGCAATACGAGGATTTAATCAGTCAACACTCTGGGAGAAATTGCACAAAGATAAAAGCGAAAAGGAGAACTAATGGAGAAAGAGATAAGTGTGCAGGGATGGAAGAGAAAATGGGAAAAACTGGAGCGTGAATTTATAGATGAAGAGCAAGAGCGAAATCCAGTTGCATTAAGAGAAATGAGACTTGAGTACCTAATTGAGAGATTTGCGGAATTAACTGCTGACATTAGGCTGGCACAATTACGATTGAAAGACCCGAAAGCCTCAAAAGAAGAAAAACTTGTCGGGTGGTATCTTTCAAATATCCCTGCAAAAGAAAAAGAAATCAATAAAATCATTAGCAAGATTATGCTTATTCTGAAATACAGCGAAATTGTAAATGAAAACAGCCTAACAGAAGAAATGATAGAAGAAGCAAGAAATTACCCTATAGAGAATTTGATAGAAGTAGACCGAAGCGGGTTTGCATTTTGTCCATTTCACAATGATAGACAGCATCCCAATTTATATACACGAAGAGGAATATTTAAATGCTATGCGTGCGGGTGGAGAGGAAATATCATAAAGTTTGTAATGGATAGAGAACATTTATCTTTTACTGAAGCAGTTAAGTATCTTTATCATAGGAGTTGAAGAGTGAACTACACTGCAGTAATATCTCTTGACAAAATATCTCTCTGTGGTATGATGTCAAAAAAAACAAAAAGAAAAAGAAGCCTTGACAAAACGAAAAAGGGAGGTATAATATATTTATGAGAAAAAATGAAATCTTGTGGCAGTATAGAAAAGAGTTTATTTCTCGTCTCAAAGAACAAGGGATAAGGGATAGTGATATTGCTCGGATTTTAAGAATTTCAAGACAACGACTTTTTCAAATAATTAAAACATCTCTTGACAAAACAGAAACAAAAAAGCATAATAAGAAAAAAGAAAAAGGGAAGTAACCTCTTGACAAGCGAGATAAAATGAGAAGGGGTTAGAATGCTAACAAAAAGACAACAGGGAAATAAGTATGAATTAGAAGTGGAAAAATACTTAACTGAAAAGGAAGGTTATGTATGCCATAGGGCAAGACAATCTCTTATCCGAACTAAAAAAGGTTTCTTTACTCGTTCAAATGACATCTTTGAGTGTTTTGATATTATTGCTAAAAAGAAGAATGCACCATTCAGATTGATACAAGTATCTACGGGTTGCAGAAAAGCGGAAAAAGAGAAGAAAATACTTCAATATGATATCTGGGATAAATGCGATGTGGAAATTTGGTTGCGATGGAAAGGTGGAATTTGGAAGATATACAAATTGAAGAATAATGAGTTTGTTGAATCAAAAAGAATTGAAAGAGGGAAAGTTTTTGAGATAAGGGATTGAAAATTAGAATAATCCCATTGAAATTCAAAAGGAAATGGACTTTTTAAAAGAGATTTTAATTAAAGGTATACCTACCTATACCTTAAACAAAAATCTCTTGTTTATTTTGATGGAGACAAAAAAAGGGGGTGAGATAAAATGGGGAAAATGATTTGTTGCAAAGCCTTTGAAGATTTCTTTTATAACCAAGACATTTTTGCCAGTGCAATTACTGAAGGAGATGACGGATATTACATCACGCAGAACTTGGAAGTTGCTGATGATGGTGATGGATATGTTGATATATGGAGAGGGGAACAGAAACAAATATTTTACTGTCCATTTTGCGGAAAAAGACTACCTAAAGTAGAAGAAGGAAGAAGACTACCTGAAGTAGAAGGAGGAGAATAAATGGCTAATAAAGAAAAAATGATTCAATGTTTAGTTTGCGGATATACGGGTGCACCAAAGAAAATAAAACCTTGCTATAGAAGGCACTGGATTAAGGGACTGTTTCTCTGTGAAGAAATTTGTCCTCGTTGCGGAGATACAGCAATAGAAGAGATAAAAGAGAGAAGAAACATTTAGTTGGGCGAAAAACGGAGGAAATAAATGATTAAAATAGAGGAGGTATTAAATACGGTGATTTGTGGAGACACTTTAAGTGTTCTCAAAACGTTTCCAAGCGAGAGCATGGATTGCGTAATCACATCTCCACCGTATTGGTAAGGAGTCTCAGGGACTATGGGGAAGAGACAAAAGTAATTTGGGGAGGAGATAAGAATTGCGAACACAAATTTGAATTTGAAGAAAGGAAAATACCGCCTATCACAGTATCCGAAACATCAGGATTAACGGGCGGTTATAACCCAAGAACCACATTAAATGGAAAGTATAATAGCGAAACGGAACCTAAAATAATAAAGACAGGATTTTGCCAAAAATGCGGTGCGTGGTTTGGTCAACTTGGACAAGAGTCTTCTCTTGATTTGTTTCTTGCGCATTTATTAGAGATTACAAAAGAACTGAAGCGAGTACTAAAACCGACAGGCGTTATGTTCTGGAATATGGCTGATTGCTACCAAGATGAATGTCTTGTCTTGCAGAATTATAGATTGATTTTGAAAATGGTGGATGAGCAGGGGTGGACACTGCGAAATCAAATTATATGGTGTTTGGCAGAAAACACAAAAATGTTTGTTTTGAGAAAAAACAGGTATTTACATATCCCTATTAGAGATGTTAAAGTAGACGACATTGCTTTTACTATGGATAAAGGGGGTAATCTAAAAAAGGTAAGAATTAAAAATAAATTTGATAATGGGGAAAAATCAATTTTAAAAATTACTACTAAATCTGGACGGGAAGTTTTTTGTTCAGAAAATCATCAGTTTCCAACTAAATCTGCATATCTCTATGGGAAATATATTAAACTTCATTTTAAGAAAGCGAAAGATTTAACTCCAAAAGACCTTCTTTGGATAAATTACCATCTGCCAGGCGTTTTGCCTGTTGGGTGTAAAGAAGATTACCGAAACGGGTTTATTATTGGCTTTTTTATTGCAGAGGGAAGTTATCGTAAAAGAAAAATCGGAGTTTATAAAGATAATGCTCTTTCAAAGAATGCTCAAAAGCGGTGGGGTAGGAAGAAAAGACCCCAGATAAAATTTGACGGCATTATGTTGGCTTGTGGAAAAACGGATATTGAAAGAGGATATTTAGATTATTTTAGAAACTTCAAGATTAAAATTAAAAATTACAGAGGGAATAACATCACGGTTTATAGCAGAGATAAGCAGTTGCTTAACTTAATAAGGAGATATGTTGCGAGGGAGGGTTGTGCTAAAAAACATTTGCACCAAAAAGTATGGAATACTAATTTGAAGTTTATTGAGGGGGTTATAAAAGGCTTTTTGGCAGGAGATGGTTATTATGTTTCAAAGAATGATAGATGGCGAGTGAATATTAAACCTAATTTTAATTTAAGGGATGACCTAATGCTTGCTTGCAGATTGATTGGGTATGATTTTAGATTTGAGGGAATAAAGGATAATAATTACGGAACCAAGACAATGAGTTTTACAATTAAGGAAAAAATCAAACGAAACACATTTGGCAGTCTATATGTTGATCAAATCGAAAAAATAGAAAGAATTGGTGAACGGTTGGTTTATGATATAGAAGTTGAACCAATTTATACTTCCTATTGCGGCAAAGGAAAAACTAACAAACCTACTCTTGAAGGGAGAAAGAATAAGTGGAATAGCCTTTATTTTCTTGCTAATGGAGTTTGGACACATAATTCAAAGTCTAATCACCTACCTCAGTCAGTAAAAAACCGCTTTTCTAATGCTTATGAGCCAGTATTTATGCTGGTAAAGAATAATGAACCTAAATATTATTACAACACCAAAACTGGTTTGATGTCAGATAGAAAGCCGAAGGAACTAAAAGAAGGAATTGATTGGGAATGGAGAATTTGTTTAAGATGTAATGGAACAGGCAGGATTAAAGACGAAATATGTAAGCGATGTGAAGGGACTGGCAAAATTAAGCACTCTTTCTGGAGAAGTTTAATTTATTGGTTTGACCTTGATGCTGTGAGAAAACCACTGAAAGAAAGTTCTTTATCAAGACAGCAATATCCTCTTCAAAGATTTGGAACAGGACAGGATGGGGCTGTTTTTGCTAAAAATACCCAAAATTGCGAGTCAATTGTATTAAAGCCAAGACAAACCGAAATTCCTGAAGAGCAAGCAAGAGAGAGATATTGGAGAGATAAGACTCAAGATGAAAAATATAAAGCCAGTGGTATGAGAAATCCACCAGAACCAGGCGAGCAAAACGCTTTTCATCCTTTAGGTTCAAATCCTGGCGACGTATGGGAAATAGCAACGCAACCCTTTAAGGAAGCCCATTTTGCTACCTTTCCCGAAAAACTTATCCAACCTATGATACTCGCAAGTTTGCCGAAGCAGGTGTGTAAGATATGTGGGAAAGCAAGGGTAAGAATAATTGAATTGGGGGAAATAATTTCAAAAGGCGGAAGTGATAAAGGGAAATTAAGTAAAGATAAAAATTATGCTGGTAGAACAGAACATCACGGACATAAATTTATCGCAAGAGAACATCAAACTATCAACTGGACGGATTGTGATTGTCCTGATGATGGTGATAAGTATAGACCAGGCATAGTTTTAGACCCTTTTATGGGAAGCGGGACAACTGCACTGGTAGCATTAAAACTAGGAAGAAACTTCATCGGGATAGAGAAAAATCCTAATTATATAAAAATAGCGAATGAAAGAATAAGACCAGAAATGGAAAAACAAAAATTGTTTTGAGGAAAAGAATGATAGAAAAATACTTAAATAAAATCATATTGGGCGATTCACGAGAGGTGATGAAGGAATTACCGAATAACAGTATTCATTTAATTGTAACTTCTCCGCCTTACAATGTAGGAATGAACTATGAAGAGAGTAATGATAGAAAACCGTATCTGGAATACCTGGAGTTTTTAGAAGGGGTTTTCAAAGAGTGTTATAGAGTTTTGATTAGAGGAGGGAGAATAGCGGTAAATTGTCCATCTTCCATTTTACAGTCAACTCACTCAAGAATGGCGTATCTCTCTTTGGATATATGCTTAATGCTAAGAAAGATTGGATTTTTAGACAATTCCTGGCTCACCTGGATCAAGATGCCGAAAGGTGAACTTCTTAACAATTCAACCGCATGGGGCAGTTGGCGAAGTCCTTCCTCGCCCCACTTGAGAGACGCTTCGGAGTTCATAATCATAATGGATAAAGAAACGCATAAAAGAGAGGATAAAAAGGGTATGAACGATATTACGGCACAAGAGTTTCTTCGTTACTCCACAAATTGCTGGTATATGACACCAGAAACTCATAGCCCACATCCAGCACCTTTTCCTGAGGAATTGCCGTTGAGATTGATTTTATTCTACACTTGGCAGGGCGATATAGTTCTTGACCCGTTTGTCGGTAGTGGAACAACAGCAGTAGTCGCTAAAAAACTCGGTAGGAATTACATAGGTATTGACATTAGCAAGGAGTATTGCAAGATAGCACAACAACGAGTAAATCAAATGGAGGTGTTATTCTAATGGAACTTAACCAAATTATACAGGGTGATTGCGTACAAGTAATGAAGACTTTTCCTGACAATTTCTTTGATAGTGTGGTAACTGACCCGCCATACAATTTAACCTTTATGGGGCAGAAATGGGACGGCACAGGCATTGCCTACGATGTCAATCTATGGAAAGAAGTATTGCGTGTTCTTAAACCTGGCGGTCATCTCCTATCCTTTGGTGCGACGAGGACATTTCACAGAATGGTCTGTGCTATTGAGGATGCAGGGTTTGAGATAAGAGATGCTATTTGCTGGATTCACGGTCAAGGCTTCCCGAAATCGCTAAACATAGGCAAGGCAGTGGATAAATCGCAAGGAAATGAGAGAGAAGTTATTGGGGATAATCCAAATGTAAGACCGAATTGTAATCCAGAAGACAATAGTCTGTATAAATATGGTTCAATAGGAAAAACCGCACCAATTACAAAAGGCAATTCCGAATGGGAAGGTTGGGGAACTGCATTGAAACCAGCTTTTGAATTTATCTGTGTCGCAAGGAAGCATTTATCGGAGAAAAACATCGCTCTTAATGTGCTGAAATGGAGAACAGGTGGGATAAACATTGATGGATGTAGAATAGGAATAGATAAAGATGACCATATAATGAAATATCCTTATTCAGAAGGTAAATATAAATCAAAGTATAACGGAGGAAGTTCATACAAGTTTTCAGATATAGTGTCAGCTAATCCTCAAGGTCGTTTTCCTGCCAATGTTATCCTGGAATGTATTTGTGATGAGGGGAAGAGTTATCAGGTGGAAGGATTTATCAAGAACAATAAACCACAAGCACCAAGTAATTACAATGACGCAAAAGGTGGACAAATCCATACCAATCCTGAATGTCCTTGCTATATGTTAGATGAGCAGATCGGAATACAGGCAAGCAGATTTTTCTATATTGCTAAAGCATCAAGGAAAGAAAGGGAAATCGGATTAGAAAAGTTTGAGAAAAAACGAATTAAGGGAAGAGATGAAGGACAGGACGCAAGAGATGTGCCCTATAAGTTAAACCCCGCCCCGATGAGAAATCAACACCCTACCGTAAAACCTCTTAAACTTATGGAAAACCTCGTGAAATTGGTAACTCCGCCTAATGGTATCGTTCTTGACCCATTTGTCGGTAGTGGGACGACTTGTATGGCTTGTAAAAAACTGGGGTTTAAGTATATTGGTATTGAAAAAGAGGAAGAATATGTTGCTATTGCCCGTAGCAGGATTAAAGCAATCCAAGAAGATACAAGATTGTTTTAATCAAAAAAAGGAGGAATTATGAAATTCCCTGAGGATTTTGTTAATAAAATTATATGCGGCAACTGCTTAGAAATTTTGCCTCTCATTCCTGATAACTCAATTGATATGCTGCTTTTGGATCCACCTTACATGGTTTCATCTACAGTAAAAATAAGGCGTCAGAGAAATCCGATGAAATATGGGAAGATTTATAAATATCAAGGCAAAGATATTTCATTTGAATTTCCCTGGGACGTCTTTCCCTCTTTGGATGCTTATCTTGAATTCAGCAAGAAATGGTTTACGGAAGCAATAAGAGTGCTTAGGAAAGCAGGAAATATAGTAATCTTCTGGGATAAACATAAAATTACCTATCTGGTTAATTGGGCTAATGAATTAAATGTGAAGAATAGACAGTGCATTTTCTTTGTAAAGACTAACCCGACTCCTGTAGCCCGCAAGGTAGGCTTTATGTCTGCTGTTGAATGTATGTACTGGGGAACAAAAGAAAGCAC